CGCCACCCAGCAGGAAGCGCAACCACAGGCAGCGCAGAGCAAGCTCGATCCGAATGAATCAGACCCGCTCGCATTGTGGGCTGAGATTGCGCGGCTAAAGGCGGCGATACAAGGCCCGACAGGCTTCGCATCTTGGCAGGATGCAGCAGTCCACGAACGTCTGCTTCGCGTGAAGCTGGAGCGCTCCATCAAGGCCGCCCAGGCAGAGCCAGCAGGGGGAGACAAAGAGGATGCGGACAAATACAGGCTCATTCGTCGCGGCCAGCATTGGTCCGTGGTCGACGGCATCGGCAACACGCTACGGGGCGATGACCTCGACGCTGCGGTGGACGCCATTCGCGCAGCCCGCGCAGCACAGCAGGCGACAGGCCAGAAAGGCGGTGCGTGATGGAGCGCTATCAAAACCCGGAAGACCCACTCAACGGGCCGCAGTACCACACCGGAAAGCCGTGCATCGAAAAAGGTTGCGAACGCCCCGCCGGCACGGCATGGAGCCGCTTCTGGTGCCAATCGTGCAACTCAGCCCGCATGAATAGGATTGGCTCGTTTCTAGAGGCGGAAGTCGCACGATATGGCGCAGCACAGCAGGCGACAGGGGAGCGGAAGCCATGACTATGTCTCACAACGGCCTTTCCAAGCTCATTGAGGAGTGCGGCGAAGTGATCCAGATAGCCGGCAAGTTGCTGGCCTACCCGAGCGGCGTTCACCCTGACGGCGCAGGCAACCTCAATGAACGGCTAGAGGATGAGCTTGGCGACCTTGGCGCAGCCATTCAGTTTGTCATCGAGGCCCGGCAACTGGACGGCAGGTATCGCATCTCGAACCGTCGGCAAGAAAAGCTCGTCACGTTTCGACGCTGGCATGCCGACCCAAATAACTGAGGAACAGCAACCATGAGCAACGACAAGGTGCAATCGATCATGGCGCTGAAGCCGTGCCCGTTCTGTGGCGGTGAGGCAAAGCGATCAAAGACCATGGACGAGTCGCTGTGGTCACACGCGACGGTTCCATATCACAAGGTGTACTGCCCTACATGCGAAATTGGAACTGAGTACCTATGCGAGGGTTATGAGCCGACTGCCGATGAAGCATGGAACCGCCGCGAAGCCATCGCTGCGCCAGGAGTGGCGCAAGGGTGGAAGCCGCTGGAGACTGCGCCAAGAAGTGGCGTCATTCTGTTGGCCGTGAAATCTGGCAGTGACAGCCGGGTCTTCGCCGCCGAAATGTCGAATGACCATGACATTGGCGGTGACGTGTGGAACATAACGACCGGTTGGGGTGGCTGGACAAGACTGCACAAAGGTTGGACTCCTGTCGCTTGGCAACCCCGCCCCGCCGCCCCATCCACCACAGAGCAGCACATCCAGCTTCACGATCCCGTCACCATCAAGGGAGGGCCTGCGGAATGAAACCGATGCTAGTAACTTACAAATTTCGCTTGCGTGACAACGCGGATAGCGAGCTTCGCCGGCAGGCTCGGGCAGTAAACATTGTCTGGAACTTCTGTGAAGAGTCCCAGCGGCACGCGCTCAAGTGGGGAAAAAGGTGGCCGACCGGCTACGACCTCCAAAAGTTGACGGCGGGCAGCAGCAAAGAACTGGACATTCACGCCCATACGATTCAACAGGTGTGCGCACGATATGAGCACTCACGCAAAGCCCAGAAGAAACGGTCTCTTAGGTGGCGAGTGTCAAGCCGCAAGAGCGCGAAATACTCACTTGGCTGGGTCCCCTTCAACACCGGTCACGTAACGTTCCGAAAGGGATCGTTTTGGTTCCGTGGCCGAGAATACAAGGCCTGGGTTTCCCGTGATTTGAAGGAGGGCCAGACCTTTGGAGCGGGTTCATTCAATCAAGACGCACAAGGACACTGGTTTATCAACTTGTTCACGGAAGTGGGTTCTTTAGAGTCGGCTGGCAGTGATGCAATCGGCATCGACTTGGGGCTCAAGGAGCTTGCCGCTATCAGCGACGGCTCGAAGATTGAGCACCCGCGCTGGTATCGGAAGATGGAGGCGCGCATTGCGACAGCACAGCGAGCCAAGAAAAAGAAACAGGTGAAGAAGTTGCACGCCAAGGCGAAAGCTCAGCGAGACGACTTCCTGCACAAAGAATCTACGCGCCTGGTTCGCCAGCACGCGGCGATATTCGTCGGCAACGTAAAGCCTTCTGCAATCGCAAAGACCCGCATGGCCAAGTCAAGCCTGGATGCTGGTTGGGCGAAATTCAAAAGCAACCTTGAGTACAAAGCCATCAGGCACGGGGTTGTTTACGCAGAGGTAAGCGAGGCCTATACAACCCAAGCGTGTTCTCAGTGCGGAAGCATTGAGGGGCCGAAAGGCTTAAGCGGTCTTGGAATAAGGCGATGGACTTGTGGCTGTGGCGCGGAACACGACCGTGACACGAACGCCGCCAAGAACATAGCCGCTCGCGGACTAGCGAGCCTAGCTGTAGGAGCCCATCATGGCGGATAACCGGGAAGTATTCTCCGGCTCTAGCCGTGAGGGAGTAGTCAATCCTGAACTGATCAAGCAATGGGCCGTCGAATCAGGCTTTGCACGCCAGACGTTCAAGATCGATGTTGAAGGCCGTTCAAACCTTCGGCTCAAGTTCGACGAAGCCAAACTGCCAGAGTTCGCTGCTCTGGTGGCTGCTCATCAGCGTGAGCTGGATGCGAAGGTGTGCGAGGCTGAAGACGTGGCAACAACCGACTTCGCTCCCGGCGTTCAAGAATGCATCGCCGCTGCTATACGGGGGACGAAATGAACGACTACCTGACCGCCGCCGACGCCGCCGCCCGTCTCAAGATCAGCGCCCGCAAGGTGTACGCCTTGGCCGCCTCGGGGGAGCTTGCGTCCTACCGTTTCGGCGCCGCTGTACGATTCGCTCCATCCGACCTGGACGCCTACGCCTCAAAATGCCGATCACCCGCCACCACTCCGGCGCCTGGTACTACCAGTTTGACCGCGTCATCAATGGAAGGCGAACACGCGCTAACCGCGTACTTCCGGCGGGCACGACCCGGAAAGAGGCGCTCGAATTCGACCAGCGCGAAACCCGCCGCCTCTTCCAGCTTGCGACTGGTGGCGACCAACCCGAGCCACTGATCGCCGACGCGGTGCTGCTGTATCTCCAGCACCACACGCCGAAGCTGAAGAACGGCAAGGGCATCGAAGGCGCGCTGGACCTGCTCAGGCCCTTCTACATGGGCCGCCCGCTGTCGGAACTGCCGGACGTGGCCCGTGAGTACCAGAAAGCCGCAAAGCTCGCCCCGGGCACGGTGAAGAACCGGCTGGCCTATCTGCGCGCCGCGTGCCGGTGGGCATGGAAGCACCACAGCATCGGGGAGCACGATCCCGCCGAACGCATGGTACTTCCGTCCGTGAAGAACGCCAGGCAGGTCTACCTCACCAGAACCGACATGCTGCGCATCAGCCGGGCGCTGGGGCGCTCATATGCCAGAGACGTTGCCCGGGTGGCCTTCTACACCGGAATGCGGCTGAGCGAGGTTTTGAGCAGCAAGCCGCTGGAGGTGGGGGGAATGCTCGCGCTGTCGGTGGCCGACACGAAGAACGGGCAGCCCAAGATCGTGCCCGTCCATTCACGGATCGCCCACATCGTCAGATCCGATTGGCCGCCACAGCTCACCAAATGGACGGCCAGCAAGGCGGTGAAAGCTGCGATGCGGGAGGTGGGTCTAGGACACGCCCGCCTGCACGACCTGCGACATTCTGCGGCCTCGGAGATGATCAACGCCGGGGTTGACCTGTTCACCGTGGGCGCGGTGCTGGGGCACAAATCCACCGTCAGCACGGCCCGCTATGCCCACCTGGCACAGCGCACGCTGCGGGCTGCGGTTGGGACAATCGGGGCCAAAATCTCCCACCCTGGCGAAAAGAAAAGGGCCGCATAAAGCGGCCCCTGTAAGGATGGTAGGACGTGGCAGGCTCGAACTGCCGACCAACGGATTAAAAGGACGGTACGCGATCAGTGCAAAGTGGCGTTTCCCCCTGCGCATGGCCGGCTTGGGTGGCATGAAAACTCCGTTTTTGCACCCGCGCTGCCAAAATCTCCCACCCTGAAACGAAGAAAGAGCCCCCACCCGAAGGCAGGGGCTAAGGATCGTCTTTGCAACGATATAGGAGACTCGGTTGTGGAGCGGCTGTGCGCGTCAAACTCCGTTGTGGATCACATTCGGCGTTTTGTGAGTGACTACGGCTTTAATACAGCCCGCGTGGATGGGCCATGTGAAAGGATTTCGGCGGTTTCTTTACTTCGGCCACGCTTCGTCCAGTGTCATTGCGTCGGAGAGGTGGCCCTGAGCTTTTCCCGCCATGCCTTGATAAGCTCCTGCGCACTGATCGAATACGGCTGAGATGGCATCGGCTCTTGCAAGGCAGGCTTGGTGGGAAAGGCTGGGCAGCTTTGCACTGGCGGCGGCAAGTTCGTCGCGCAGGCTGTCACGCTCAGTAGCAGCGGCAGCAGCAGCCACCTTGTTTGCATTGGCGCGGGTGTTGGCTTTCTTGAGCGCTTCATCTTTGATTCCTTGGAGACGTAGGGTTTCGGCCTGAGCGACTTCCACGGCCTTGAGTGCTGCCTTGGCATACCCGAGGCGTTCGGCGGTGATGCTGGATTTCTCCACTGAAAGTCGGGTGGTCTGCACGCAACTGGTCGCCATAGCTCCAGCGGTGATCAAGGCCCACACCCAGCCCGGGACAATCGAAAAAATGCTGAGTAGCGCGCTCACGACTTCCACTCCGGCGGTGCCAGCGTTTCGGCGATGGCAGAGGCAACCAGCCACTTGCGATCAAGGTAGCGCGACAGTTCGACGGGGTTGCTGATGAAGAACACCTCCACGATCAGCCCACCGGCATTGACGAACGCCAGACGGCCCCGGGCGCTTGCGGATTGGTCGATCCACCCACCAGCACCACGCACCGGGATTTCGAGCGTGTGGGCGATCCTGCGAGCCAGGTTGCGGGCCATTTCCTTCTGAGCTGGGAGACTGATGACTTCCACACCTCCGGCTTTCTCGCTGATGAACGCATTGGTGTGCAGTTCGATGGCAACGTCAGACTGTGGAATCAGTCCTAGGGCACGAACGAGCGGCCAGTTCTCCCACTTGGCCCCGTCCGTCTTCACCTCATGACCCATGGAGCGGAGTTTCCCGGCAACGATGTCACGAAGCTCAGACATCAGGCAGGCTTCTGTCTCGCCAGACTTGGCAACAGCTCCGGGGTCTTTGTCGCCGTGTCCGGCAGTGACGGTGAACTTCATTGCGTGCGCTCCGGTACGATGGGTTTCGGGATCTCGATCCGCCCAAGCTCGCGGAAAATGGCTTCGCGCTCGCGCTTCACTTCCTCACCGTCAGGCGGGAAGCTCTTGGGCGGGTCTTCGGTCACTTGTCACCCGATGGCAAATCTTGTGAGATGAGCCGGCCAATGAACCCGCTCACAGCCAGCGCCGCCGTGATGCCGGACGCAACCTGTCCCCATGTGTAGTCAAGGAAGAATGTGGGCGCAGCCAACTGCTCGGGGGTGATGTAGGCCATCACGCCACCATGGAAAGCCAAGATCGCAGCAGCGGCCCACTGCGAATACATGCGCGGCCAGTCGCGCCAGTTGTCAACGAGGGAAAGTTTCATTTGATGAGCCCTTTCGATTGCAGCCAGAAGAACAGCGCCACAGAGACGACGCCAACAATCCAGAACAGCTTTTGGACGACGTTTCTTCCAACGTCGCGGTACACCCGATCTGTCAGTTTTGCGACTGCCTTGTCAGCAGCTTTTTCCGCGATCTTTTCGACTTGCGCGTCGGTTAGAGGGGTGAAATCAGATTCGCTCATGGAAATGGAATGTGTGGAGGGGTTGGATCGAATCGGTTTGTGTACCGAGCAATAACGCGGGCTATGTTTCCCCTCCAGCCTGCGTCAAACACCAGTCGTTCTAGGTGCTCGGAGAAGGTGTATTCCTTCTTTCTTGGGGCGCTCCAGAGCAGGAGCGAAAACGTTGTCCAGTTGAGCCACACGTCCACCACCGCAACGAGAGCAGTGAACGGCATCAGGACGCGCCATGCGCCCATGCGCTCGTACTGGATCGCCAGGGGGTAGCCCAGCGCGACGAACAGCGGCAGGTAGACGAACTGCCAGAGCAGGAACGTGGCCATCATTCCCACACCACGTTCATGGAACCAGCATCGAATCCATCAGCCGTCACGATCTGCACTCGATCAAGTGTTGAACTCAGCGACTTGCTCACCGCGCCAGAAGACGGGTTTGCCGTATCCGAACGTCCGAGAGAAACGGTGGCGATCCAGTTGTTGCCCGAAGAATTGATGAGCGTGATGGCACCTTGGTACACCGAAGCAGCAGCACCCGCACCCGCAAACGGAACGCCTGAAGCAGCAAGAACACCCACTGGAGAGCTGCCGTTCGGCAAGGTTGCGGTCGAGCCTACATAGCCGGAGTTTTCAAATCCACCGGAGGCCGATCCCATGCGAAGTTCGGGGACCACCGATCCTGCGGTGGAGACGCCGAACAGAAGCACCGTGACACGCCTGGCATACGAAGGAATTCCGGTAAAGCTCACCGTGGTTCCGCTGGTGGTCGCCGCTGGGGTTCCTTGGGTGATGTTGGCGTTCAGCTCAAACAACCCGCCCGCGCCTTGAATCTTGCTCGGAGCCGTCGCCCACGTTCCTGCGGTTGCTTGGGTGCTGTCCACATACCCCACAACGCGGTATGGGACGTTCGACCGAGCGGTGGTGCTGTAGATCGTCGATGCGCTGTCAGCACCACCTGCCCCGCCTTCTGCGGTGGTGGAGATGACGCCGCTTTCGTCGAGAATCCCCGCGCCAACATGGTTGACGACTGCCAGTTCAACAGTGCCCGCGTTGTCAATCGCCAGAACGACCAAGCGCGAAGCTGTTGCACTGACCGTCCCTAGCGTAGAACCGCTGGAAATCACCAAGGTGATGGCAGCAGCCAGTCGATAGGTGTTGACGGTCCCACTCCCAGCCGTACCGCTTCGGAAATCAAGGCTTGTCGGATTCAGGGTGAGCGTGAGCGCGTTCGATCCGACAGAGGCGGCAATGGGCTGCACCTTTGTGGTGAGCAAGGGAGATGCTTGGGATGGAGTCAGGGCTTCAATAGCGCCCGTCGAAGCAGACGCCCGCCCCGCCAGCGTGCCGGTCGGCATCGTCAACCCGGACGCCGTGAGCAATCCGGTGATCTTCGATCCGGGAAGGTTTGGCACGGACAAAGGATCAGCCGCCAGCAAGGCATAGGCGATCAGAGAAAGTCCGGCGTCAAGCGTGGTGCTGTCGTTGGTCAGCGTCACCGTCGTGATGCCGGCGGCAAAAACGGAGTTGCTGATCGTCGAATAGACCAGCCCCGAAGTGTTCGTGGTGCGCAGCCGGCGACCGACCTGGAGGATCAGGGTTTGGTCGCCCGGGACGCTGAAGGAAGTCGCTGAAATGTAGGTCGGGACAAGTCCAGATTCCACCCATTCGGACTGACTCACCGAGGCGTCATTAACGCCGGAGATGTCATCGATGGTCCGCAGAGTCGAGCCGGCAGAGTTCTTGATGATGAACTTGTACGACACCCCACCGGTAAGCCAGATCGGCCCAGCCGTGGGATACCCGAGCGAGTTCAAGATGATCGGGTTGGACTGAGATGTACCGCCCGTGTCATCGGTGTACGTCGCTGCCGGCGTGGACGAGCCTGCCAGGTAGGTTTCGATCTGCCCCGCGTTCAACGGGTCACCATTGGCGTCGAATGTCTGGTCGTTGCAGATGGGCGAGAGGAACAATGGCATTTTGGTTTCCCAATGAAAAAAGCCCGCTAGTTGCCTGCGGGCTTTACAATTTCGAGATGACTTGGTTACTTGCCGTGATCTTTCGGCCCATTGCCGCGCTGATCCTGTTCGGCCTGATCTGCCTGCCGGCGCGAATCGCCGTTCAGAAGTGGATGCCCGAAGGCAAGTTCAAACGGGTGCTACTGCTGCCCCTGAAGCGCAAGACCACCGGCAATCCCTAGCGGAGAGCCGAGCAGCTTCACAAGCTGGTTATCCAGCGCCGCAGGGGCCATCTGCGACAAGGCAGACGGCGCAAATCCCGGGTTCAGTGAGGCTTTCTGGACCATTGGCGAGAGCAGTGCATTGCGCACAGCCGGACGCGCCCCGACCATCATCAAGGCCAGCGGGTTCCCGGTTCCAACGGCAGAACCCCCAGCAAAGGCGAAATCGAGCGGGCTCACCGACTTGGGCGTTTCCTTGAGGGCTTGGGACGCCTTGGGGAACGCGGCACCGAACTGCGCCACGTCCTTCAATTCGCCGGACAGCGGTTTCCCTTTGCCGAGTTCCTTCGCCAGCGTCTGAGCCGACACAGAGCCGGTTTCGGCGTTCAGCGCCTTCTGCACGGTGTAGGTCTTGGCAATGAGCTTTCGAGCGTCTTGGAAGGCTTTCAGGGCATCGGGGTTGCCAGCGGCTTGCAGGTTGCGCTCCAACACACCTTCGAGCGCGTTGCTGGCTTCCTTCGCGGCTTTGCCGAGCGACGTATCCCCCTGACGGTAGGCCTTGTCCGCCACCTCGCGCAGAACCTTCGTGGCGTCCACCGCATCGCCAGCATCAAACGACTGCTGCTTCAACGATGCCACCAGATCCACCACGCCGTTGTTTTGCAGGCCGGGGAAAGAGCGCCCTGCCCCTTGCTGGGTGGAGGCGATGCTGTCCAGCGCGTCCATGAAAACCTTGTCAGCCTGCACGGGGCCGATCTGCTTCACGGAGTCGTAGGCTTGACCGGCTTGGCGTCGGATCGACTGCAATGCGTCTGCATCCAACACAGCGTCATCGGCCAGACCGAGCGCCTTGCGGGCCAGTTTGTCGGTAACGCCTTGATTCCGTTGGCTGGCAACCTGCGCGGTTTTGATCTTTCCCGACAGTCCAGAAAGAGCTTCGGACATCATCCCCGGATTCAGATCGGCAGGAGGAACCACGTAGCCGAGTTGATTCCCTTTGGTGGCAGCAGCAAATCGTTGAGACGCGGCAGCGCCTTGTGATGCGGCTTCGTCGGCAGCGTTTTTACTCCACTGCTGGGCCATTCCCGGGAGTTTGTTGGCGACCTTCTGGCCCACCGCCCCACCCGCACCACCCAGACCAATGTTCAGCATGGTCTCTTTGGTGCTCGTGGACGGCTGCAACAGGCCCGTGGCGGCCCCAATGACGCCGGCACCCGTCACGGTGTTGGCACCGGGGATCATGGCCGTGGGCGCAAGCATGGCGACGTTGCCGGCGAAGTTCCCCGCCGCACCGGCTCCGGTGTTCATCAGGGGAGCGTCCTCAGCGCGAGAGGTGGCGACATCGTTGCGGTCCACGGCTCCGACCATCTGCCCAGCACCGCGAACAAGGTCGGCCATGGATTTGCCCACGCCGGCACGAAACTTGTCCACACCACTCATGCCCGCCGTGGGGTTGTACGCTTCACGGTCCGCAGCTTCTTGGGCTTTGACGCGATCTTCCTTGCTGGCCGGTGCGGACTGCACGAATGCAGACAGTTGTTCAGCGGTCGCGCCTTCAGGGCCTTCGATGCGGTACTTTTTCCCGTCCGGGCCTTCGAGCGTGTAAATCGGCATGGGTTACTCCACCGAGAGGATTTTGAAACCACCGCCAGCGCCAGGAGGGGCCGCTTGTGACTTGAAGCCGCCCGGGATTTCCGCCTCCAGCCCTTTGATCGCAAGTTCACGGTTTCGGCGCTTCTGGTCGAGCACCCCTTTGGAATCTCCCAGCTGCGGGAAGTACTGCTTCTGACCGTTCTTGAATTCGTCGGGGTTGATCACCGCGCCAGACTCTCGGCGAAGCGTGGCGTTGATGAAGTCACGTTGTGCTTGTTCGGCCATTTGGCCTTCGTTGGACAGCATTTTGTTGCCCAAGTAGCCAGCCGCGCCACCGATCAAAGGAGCTTCGCCAGCGGCCATTTTTACGTTCACGGCCATGGGGTTGTATTTGCCCTCAAGGTCGGTCAGGATGCGGTTTGCTTCCTGCATGCGAGTGCCGAAAAGGTTGGCCTTGGCCTGACCTTCCGTGAGGTTCTTGGTCGCCGTTTTGCCCTGCACGGGTTTTCCATCGGCACCCATGACGGGCTGCACCTGACCCGTGCGCGGATCCGCGAGCACGTAGCCTTGATCCGTCTGGATGAACTGCCCTTTGGGCCCGTTGCGGCTTTGCTCCAACTCTTGCCGGCGCAGGCCGAGATTGGCTTGCGACACCCCGAGTTGCCCACGGGAAATCGCGTTCTGCGCTTGGTTGTTGCGCTGCACTTCGCCGAACTTTTGCACGTCCAGATCGAATCCCTTCTGCTTCCAGACCTGTGCCAGTTGCTGCTCCATCGTCAGGGCTTGCTGGCGCTTTTGCTCCACCATGGCAGGGTCATACTGCGGGGGCGATTGCGACACGTCCAGCCCCATGGCTTGAGCCTGTGCGCGGGCTTGATCGTAGGACGCCTGATCTTTCACGCCGGCCATGATCTGGCCTACCGCAGACAGCTTTTCCATGGCGGTCTGGAGCTTGAGCTTTTCAGCCTGCGCCGCCGAAGTCGTGGCGGCGCTGCGGTCCTTGCCGATCTGCGAGGCTTCGTCAATGAAGCCTTCACGGCGCAAACCTTCTTCGTCAGCGCCACCGCGCAGAAGTTCGGCCAGTTTGTTCTGACGCGCACCAGAAGCTTTGGCTTGGTCCATCTTCATCTGACCAAGCTGATTCTGCTGTTGCATGCCCTGAACCTGCATGACTTTCGCCAGCGCGTTCATCGGGGATTCGATCTGCGCGGGGCGACCGCCGAGAATGATTGAAGCGTCGAGTTGGGCCATTTTTCAATCTCAGTAGAAGTTTCCGAGGTCGTACCCGGTGGCCGTGCCCATGTTCACGCCACCCCCACCGGGATTGCGGATCATCTTCATGAGTTCGTTGTTCTGGTAGTTGTTGAACGCCCCGCCAATCCCCTGCGACCAAGCATTGCCTTGAGCGATCGAGCCGGCAGCCTGCGCATTGCCGAGCGCGGCATTGTTGGAAGCGGTGTTCTGCGCGTACTGGCCGGCAGCGTTGCTCACCTGATTGGTCGCACCTTGGCCGGTGTTCACCATCCCGGCGAGGCGGTTGTACTGGTTCGTCTGGTCGCCCGTGTAGCGTTGGTAGGCGTTGCCGTATTCCTGCGATGCCAGACCTTGGCCGTACTTCTGGATCGCCTTCTGAGCCGCACCGGAAAGAAGTCCACCACGCGCAGCCGCAGAGCCTTCAACGCCCTTCATGCCTTCGGTCATGCGGAATTGATAGCCCGGGTCGGCCTCGAAATCCTGCATGCCAAACCGGCGCATGAGCGAACCAAAGGCCGGATCGTTCGGGTCACCAGCAGGTTGACCGCCCTGCCCTTGCATCATGGCTTGGATCGCCGCCGACAGTCCGGCTTCGTCAATCGAAGTCGTGCGCTGCTGGTCCACCATGTCACTGGCCCCGACGCCTTCCATGGTGCGCGGATAGTTGCCGTACTGATCAGGTCCGCCCGTGGTCTTGGTGTACTGCGGCAGGAGTTGATTGCGAGCCTGTTCGTAGGTCATCGCAGCCGAGCCGCCGGAACCACCACCCGGGGACGTGCTCAGCCCCATCAGGTAGGCAAGACGGTTGTTCGCATTCAGGCCCGTCTGACGAAACGGCTCCTGAAGTTTCTTCTGCTCGTCGAAGATGTAGCGGTTCGTGGCGTCGGTTTGCGCAGCAGCTCCCGCTTGCGCATCTGCCGCGTCTCCAGCCATGCTCGATCCAACAAGGCCGACAGCGGCCCCAGCAACAGCACCCCAGCTCATAGTTCATTCTCCAGTTGCTCACGCGCTCGTTGCGCGATCAGTTGCGGGTTGTCCTTGCCGCCGAGCAGTTCGGAAGCCTTGGAATGGGTGAACACCTCCGTGAGTCGGTCGGTGTCGGTTTCGTTGTCGGGGTTGGGCAGGAAGTTGGTCCACACAGCCTCTTCCAATGCCAGCGCCGCGTTCTTGGTGCCGGGCTTCACAGTCCCGATCCAAGGCGCTTGAATCGTCACGGTCCCGGCGTCCGTCACCAGCTCCAACTTGCCCTTGGACAAGATGGCGAGGTTCTCGTGTTTGTGGATCGCTCCAACCAAAGTCACGCCCTTGGGGATCGTGATTTCCCGCGCATACAGCCCAGGTGCGAAGTAGTGCCGGACCGGACATTCGGCCTGCGGCATGTCGTACATGGACTTCTCCAGCCGGTCCACCTTCTGGCGCATGGACAGGACAGGGCGACCGCGCGTGATGTCGAATTTGTAGGACACCTTCATACGATGGTCCCCGCTGCATCTCGCCAGACCGTGGGTTTGACAGCGGCCACGTACACTGGCTTGTTCAGGGTTCGGTCGTAGTACTGCCTACCGATCCAAAGTAGAGAATCAGGGCGCTCAGCCGTTGTGCCGCTCTGAGTGACAGCAGATGCAACGCGATGCACCCAGCTCAACCACTCCATCCACGTTCTGGAGGCGAACTGGTCCTCACCGACCAGCTTGTCGGTTCCGGGTAGTCCTTGGCTCATTTGGACATGCTCGCCCAAGCGGCGATGAAAACGGTGCGCACTGGATCAGTGATCCGCAGTTTGAAAGTCCAATTGCGAGCACGGCCCAAGCGGTGCCAGTTCGCTCTACGGGTGTACTGGCCAACTCGACCGAAAGACGCCCACATTTCATTGCCGTAGGTGTGTCCACCATCCCGGCTGATCGTGAGCATGATTTGTGGATCTGTTCCCTGTCCGAGCTGAAGCCCAACACCGGACTCCATCTCGATCCACAGCTCAGAAATCCGGCTCCAGTCGCCAGTGTTGATATGACGTGTGGTGAGTTCCCGAGCGATGGGCTGACCGTCGTCGGTGTAGACATCGGGCTCGATCTTGTAGAGCTTGCCGTTCTCGAAATCGGCCCCGTAGATCGAACCGAGCAACTTGCTCACCATCTGCACGCGGTGAAGCCCACCGAAGGACTCCATGCGGTGCCATTCCTTTGACTGGCCGTCGTACATCCAAGATTTCCCGACAGTGGGGAAATTGATCTGATAGAACGGGTGGCCGTTGACCATATAGGCCAAACCGGTGGCGTTGGAAACGTCCCCGTAACCAGTGATTTCCGCCTCCACATCGGGGTTGCTGATCGGGATCGCCGAAGCCCCCGACATCAGACAGACTTGAGCTTGCCCCAGCCGGTTGATGCGTAGGAAAGCAAGGGAGTCGATGTACTTGGTGAGGCTCCAGCGCGCTCCAAGCCCCCATTCAACAGCTCCGCCGCCGATCTTCACAAACGCTTGGTCAGCAGCCCCGGAATCGCCCCAAATCTCGGTCACGGACTCGCCCAGCAGGATCAACTGACCTGCTTCTGCGAACACCGCAACCAGGTTGTCCGGCGATGCTTCCGCCGTGGCGAAGTCCAGCCCGTCCCAAGTGAAGCCATCGAGCAGCGCGGACCAGAAAAAACGCCCCGAACCCGGTTCGTTGACGATGAATCTTTGATTCAGGAACGTGACCGTATCCCCACCGGGGAAATCCACGTCCGTGATTTGCGCAAACGCATCGGTTGCAAGGGTCAGGATGTACCCATTGGCCCCGTCAACGATCATCAGTTGGATGCCGTTGTCCGACATCCCGACACGCCCGGAATCAGTCAGCAAAGTGCCCAGACTCGTGGTCGTTCCGTCGTTCGCCACGCGATAGAGCGTGTCGCGGTTCACCACGTAGTTGAAGTTGCCGATCTGGTAAATACCACGCGAAGGAAAGGCCCCAAAGTCCACGAACGTGACCAACCCCGGCGTCGGGTAATAGGTGAGGACGTGGTTTTCCGGGTCGGCGTTCACCTCCACATAGAGATTCAACCGCTCCTGCGCACTGGCATTGAGCGACTTGGCCCGATTGCCAATGCCAAAGAGCGGAACCTGACGAATCACAGCGACCGCCAGTCCATGTAGGTGTTGTTGTCCGGAATTCCATACGGCATCTGGAGCCGTGGGACTTCCGTGTTCGTGCGCTTGATCAGCTTTCGAGACTGCGCACACAGTTGCAGCACGTTTCGAGTCGGCTCTACTTCAAACTCAGGCGCGATTTCCACCGCCAGGATGAAAGCCAGCGCCCGGTCATAGCCCGGAGGCATCACGAGTTGCTGAGTCAGGCTCGTGAATTCCGTGATCTGCTTGTCAGACCACATGTTGAACGTCATCGCTTCCGAAGGCACAGGCCAGAACGTCAGCGTGATGTTCGGCATGTCCATCTGGGCATAGAACCCCGTGGGGATGCCGCCCGTGTTGGTCACGGTGATCTGCTGGTAATCGGGAAGCGTCCACTTCACCACGGGGTAAGTCACCCCTTGGTAGATGATGTTGGACGATTCGAGCACTTCGATGGGTCGGTCTGTCACCAACCCACCCGAAGGCCCGACCGTGTAAGAGGCCGTGTTTGCCACCAGCGGCAGAGACTCGTTCGTGCGGGCGAAGATCATCAGGGGAGAGTTCCCCAGCGACCCCATCAACCCGTTGAGCGCGAACAAACAATCGCTCGACTCCTGCGCGCTCGGTGTTTCTCCCACAGAGAGAACCCCGATCAGCCGCATGGCCCGAGAAATGATCTCAATCGCTGTTGTCATGCCACGTCCTCAAGAATTGAAAAAGCCCCCGAAGGGGCTTCTTGTTTGCTCTTAGGGAGCGGGCGTGCCGGGCGGCGGGACTTGGAGAGCCCACGTCACCACGGTGGCAGCGGTGGCGGTGGCGGTGCCGTAGATCGTGAACGACCCAGCAGCACACACCACGCGCTCGACGCGCAGGAACGTGCCGTCTGCTGCGGCCTGAGAGACCTGAGCGAAAACGACACTGTTGGCATTCACCAGCGAGTTGGTCACCACCACAGAAGATGCGCCGATGGCAACGGTTGCCATGCCGACGTACGTGTTCTGCGTGATGGCACCAGTGGTCGAGGTGTTGGCCGTTGCGGCGACGGCAATACCTTGAGCGATCAGCGCCGCTTCAAGTTCTGCCGAGAATTCGCCGGTTTGACCAGCGGACAGGCCACCGTAGGCCCGGTTGAGAGTGACGGACATGATGTGGTGCCTTTCTTAGCTGTTGATGCCGTAGAACTTGACCGAGAGTTCTGGATACGTCGCAGCCCAACCGAACAGCACGTCGAGACGCATGATCGAGTTGTCGTTGACGCCGTCGTAAAACTCGGTGACCTTGACGGTGAAGCCGTCCATGGTTTCCTGTGCCACATCGATCACACCCTTGCCGCCAGGAGGTGCCCACATGGGGACCATTGCCAGCGTGAATGCGTCTTCGTGGTAGGCCACGTTCGTGCTGTAGCCGGTCGAAGCCGCTCCAACAATGACGTAGGGCGTGGTGTTGGTCGGCGAGGCGGTCACGTTCTGGAAAGGACCAGAGGTCACGATGGCTGGGCTGATCGGGATCGAGGTTGCACCCTGAGCCACGTCCGAGGTCACGACGAAGTTCGCCAGTTGGCCGGTCGATTGACGCGACACCGGGTTCACCGCGAACACGCCCGGAAGAGTGATCACGGTTCCTCGGGTCAGCGTGCCAGCGGCCACAGCCACCACCGTCACGCTCGAACCGGTCTGGTTCGCACCGGCGATGTTGGTCGCGGTCGCTGCGCCGTTGGTGTGCACATCGACGTTCTGATCCATGCCGGTGTTCAGGCCGAACGAGTCAGACAGCATGCCGGTGTTGAACTGGTCGCTGATCTTCGATGGGTTGTTGAAGAACCCGCCGAAACCTTGCACCAGCGCAGCATTCATGGCCGGGTTGAAGATCGCGGTACGGCGACGATCACGCGGGGCGGCCATCTCGTCCAGACGCTGGCCCATCTGAGTCATTGCGGCGATGGCGTTCGCGGCAGAGGTCGGCAGTGCGCCGGCGCCGTTCAACGTGTTGTAGGTGCTGTAGTGCGCCAGTTGCAGACCCTGACGGTCGATTTCGTTGACCACAGGCACCATGCCGGCGGTGACCTTCTTGGAGAGTTCGGTCAACGACAGGGTGCGCTCTGCGCTGGTGAACGACAGATCGCAACCACCTTGCGAGAGGGTCAGCGGCACGGTCGTTTCCACAGTTGCCTGCGGGACGGCCACGCGACCAGCGCGGTAGGTGTACTTCGGGGGGCGTTTGATGTTGATGGTCTGCCCAGGGGCGTAACCACGCGACATGTTGCCGGTGAACTCCGTTTCATAGGAGCGGTTCACGTTCTTGGAGAAAGACAGCATGTTCTTCAGAACCGCAAGCGATTCCTTGGCAACGATGCTGCAAGTGACGAGCGTATTGCTCATGATCTGACCTTTCGACGCTTCTCAGCGCTGGAATTGATGGGTGGCCCGAGGTCTCTCGACGGTGAGGCCGGAAATGGTTTAGCGCGCCCAGTGCGGACGCTGTTTCAACCGAGCTTCGTAGTACTCCTGCGGGCTCATGTTGGACAGTGACTTCGTGGGCGATTGCCCGCCACCCACTGGCTCGATGGGAGCCGGCGTTCTGGGTGGCTTGGCGACGTTGGCAAGCCGGGTTTCCAGCTTCCCAATCTCGGCTGCTTGCCGGGCCGGAGACAGAGCGGCGATTCGCTGTAGATCCTCTGGGTGCGAGGCCATGTGCGTCAGGAGCTTGGCGGAAACGTCCGACTCGACGAGCGCTTGCGCGATCACCGGAGTGAACTTCCCCACCACTTCGTCGAGGTCGTCACGATCCATGCCGGAGAGCTTTTCAGCCTCGGCGTAAATCTTTTCGGTCCGCTCGCCCATGGAGCGTTGCTGCTCCAGTTGCGTGCTCGCCTTCTGACGGTTGTCTCGTTGGTCCAGCTTCCAATCGGTCAACTTGTCGATGTACTCGTCATCGGAGGCAAAAGCCTCACGACGCGGGCGGTCGTCTTGCTGTTGGGTCGGTTGCTGTTGACGCCCTGCGGTCTGCACCAGAAGTTCGTGCGCTTGTCGCAGTGCTCTGCGCTCGGCTTTGGCAGACGCCTTGGCTGTTGCGCGTTCGATCCGATCCTTCATTTCCTCTTCGGTGAGGGTGATGGTTTTCGGTTCGTTCTGAGTCTCTTTCTCAACACCTTCGGTCTCAGCACCCGGGGCATCGGTTCCTGCATTGGGCTGCGCAGGCTCAGTGTTCGGCGCTTCGTTGGGTACAACGGGCGTGCCTTGCCCTGCCAATTCATCAGGCATGTTTTTTCCTACTTTCTAGGATGGCATTTCTGCCAGTACTGGATGCGCTCCAGCGGCGGGCTTTCGCCGTTAAAACAGGGCAACGAGTGCGAGGGCTTCTTCTTCCTCTTCGTCGTCCTCCATCTGGCGCATGTCCTGCACCAGAGAAATCACAGCCTTTCGGTAGGCTTCTCGATACGGGATGTTTTCCCGCTCGAATGCCTGCCGAAGCTCTTTCTGCGTCGGCTTTTTCGGTCGATCAATCGATTCGATGACCGTGTTTTCAATGACTTCTGCAACCTGTTCGGGAAGCTCTTTCAGCTTCTCGCGCATGGCCTGTTCAAACAGGCGGCGACGCAGGGCTTGGGTGAAGAATCCACCACCGAAAGGCGTGTCTGGGATGACGCCGTTCTGAGCTAGCCCAACGACAACCGATCCCGGGCCAACAAGCACGCCCGTCGCGTCATGGCTGACCGCTGGACCGATGTGGTTGGCCGATCCAACGACTTCCGAGCCTTGACCCACCAAAGCACCGGAAGCCGCAAACGCCCTGAAGCGTGCCGCAGAGCCTGCGACCGTCGATCCTTGTCCAACCAATGCGCCAGTGGAGTCGTGAACCCCTGCCGCCGCTTGATGATCTGCACTGCCGACAATCGCCGAGCCCGGCCCGACCAGATCACCAGAACCCGCGTGCTGCCTCGTTCTGGCCGCGCTACCTGCGACTGTTGAACCCGGGCCTGTCAATGCACCCGTTGCCGCGTGCTGGCGAGTCCTTGCCGCTGTACCTGCTACCGTCGATCCAGGGCCGGTCAGATCGCCGGATGACGGATGTGCGCGAGTCCTTGCCGCACTGCCAACAACCGTTGAGCCGGGGCCGACAAGAGCGCCAGAGCTTGGATGCGGTGCGTTGTGCTGAGCACTACCCGCAACCGCTGAACCCGCACCAACCAAAGCGCCGCTGGAATCGTGGGTGGTGCCACCGCTGCTTGGAATCCACCGCATGATGACGATGCCGGACCCACCAGCACCGCCAGCACCGTTGTAGGCACCACCACCGCCACCACCGGTATTCGCTGTGCCTGCAACGCCAGCCGAGCCGTTTCCAGCCGCGCCACCACCACCAGAGCCGCCCGTACCAAATCGCCCACCACCGCCGCCGCCTGCGTAGGTGACCGCAGAGCCCGTGATGCTCGATGAAGCACCCGCGCCGCCGTTGGACGTTCCTCCAGTTGCGCCAGCGCCACCACCACCACCTGCAACGGTGTAGGCATCAGTGGTTTGACCGCCGTCATTGCCTTGCCCGGCAGTACCAGTACCTGCGCCCGAAGTGGTGGATGCGCCCTCACCACCGCCAGAACCGCCGTTTCTGCCGAAGTTCAGGGTTGGGTCGTAGTCAATGCCCCCACCACCACCACCACCGCCTACCGCAGCAGAGGGGGCTCCAGAGCCAGAGATGGAAGAATTCGTTCCATCCCCGCCCACACAGGTGGCGTCGGGGCTGGTCGTTCCTGCTGTACCACCGGCCCCAACAGTGATCGTGTACGTCGCGGCGACAGCGGTGAAGATGTCTTCATCGAATCCGCCTGCACCACCACCACCACCAGACGCGCTAAAAACACTACCACCACCACCACCGCCACCAGCAACTTGCAGATACTCAATGTCGCCACCCGTGGTAACGACAAGCGTGCCATTCCCCGTGAAGGTGGCGACACGGTAACTGCCCGTGGTGCTGAATGACGCGCCTGTTGACGCGCCTTCGTCAATGACGGGCATCTAGCCCTCGCCTTACGCCGACAGCGCTGTGTAGGTCAGGCTGGAGCAGGAAACCGTGTCACCAGAAGCCAGCGTCAAACCGTTCGTAAGATTTATATCGCTCCCCGACGCAGCCACAGCGCAATGGATCACCACCGTTCCACCCGAAGTCTGGAGGGTCGCAGTCGCCACGGGCGAAGCGTTGCCGGTCACGTTCGTGTTGGTCGTGATCGCGTTCGCGGTCGCAGTGCCAGACGAACTCGCGCCGAACGCCGTCGCCGACAGGTTCAGAGACGCGGCAATCGTGCCGGGCGAGCCAATCGTGCCAGTCAGGCGAAACGCCAGAATGCCGGACGCGCCGATCAGCGCGGTAACGGCGTCAGTTGCAGCGTTACGTGCTGCGGTCGAGTGGGTCACTGCCATGGTCAGTCCTCTTTCTGCTCGGCCTGATCGGCCATGTGTTGCTTCAGTTGCTCTTCATCCGTGAAGCCGATCAGCTCGAACGTCTCCACCTTCCCGGTGTCCTTGCGCACGACTTCGATAGACATGCGCAGCTCTCCGGCCTGCCCGGTTAGGTCGCTCATTTCGATTCCTTACTGCGCCAACTGCGCGGGGTTGAGTTCGACGATCTTTCCGCTGCTCAGGCGCACTTTTCTCGGTGCCTGGCGGTCCTGGATGATCATTTGCGCCATCTGCTCGACGCTCGATTGCGTGGCAGCGCTGCTTTCCTGAATCGCTGCCACAAGCTGCTCATTTGCCTGCACTTGTTGCTGGGCGAACTGCTGCAACGACCCAATCAATGCTTCGAGAACAGGCGCGACGGGCTCTTCGGGCATTTCCTGCTCCATCTCCGGTTGCGGAATGGCCGCTTGCACCTCTTGAATGGCCTGCTGTTTGCCGGTCTCAAGCTGTTTTTCAGCCTTCAGGACGTAGTTCTCGGTCTCGGCCTTGATGCGCTTGGACTCTTCCATTTGCGCCTTCAATTCGGCTTGACGCTGCTTGTCCTGCGTCTGTGAAAGCTCCTGCTCCATGCCCTGAATCGCCTGATCCAGCATCTGAAGCTGCTGCTGCATCTCCTGCATTTGGGCTTGGGCCTGTGGCGGGATTTCCTGCTTGCCCTTGTCGTCCAGCAAGGGGGCAATCGTGGGCAGTTTCTTGTAGCGCTCGGAAAACTCTTCAGCCAACGGGAAGTCCTGCGACTTCCACACCAGATCACCCGCCACCTGCATGATCGAGTTGTCCCGCTGCACCGCATTGGCGATGAAATCAGCCGACTCTTGCCGTTGGGTCTGGTAGCTCGGACCTGTGTCGATGGTCACGTCATACCGACCGACTCCGGGGTTGAAAATCTTGTCAATGGATGCGTTGGTCTCGGCGAATGCCGACTGCATTTCCGGGTCCATCAGTGCGGTTTCCTGCTTCCCATCAAGTCCAAGCAAGCGAACCACCTGCTTTTGCTCCATGACCTTCGGAATCAGGTCCAGCACGACCTTCGCTTCGTACTTCAACGCACGCGCAAGGTTGTCCGGGAAGTGGAACGTAGCAATCTCGCCCTGCGCCTTGAGACGCTGAATCCCAACACCCGAAGACGCTTCGGACTTGATTCCGAAATTGGCGTTTTGTTGACCAGAAGCAGCCCGCATCTGCTCGGTTGAAAGTTGGAGCATCTGCACCTGTGCCGTGGCCATCTGAGCCGCAGACTGGCGCTCAGGCTTGGGCAACTGACGACCTTCGTCATCCCATGCATTCCATGGGAGATACGAGCGGTTTTCGAGGTTGGCCGCGCCCCAGATGTCCTCAAACCCTTCAACCGCCTCGTTGGCGATCAAATAGGGCACCTTGTTCTGCAACGCGAGGGTTTCAACCGCAGCCGAATAGCTGTAGTTCAACATCCGCGCTGGGTCTTTCAGGTCACGAACCACACCCTTGCGAACGATGTCGCCGTTGACGTTCAGCTCCTTGCCAACCACCGTGATGATGGGCATGTACTGACCAGCCCAATCACGCTCATCGACGGGCTTGTCTTCCCCTCCGAGCAACTTGGCCCACTTCCATTGTTTGCGCTTCGTGGGGCGCTCGTACACAAACCCCACAGTCGGCACGCCATCAAGGCGAATGAAACCATCCTTCGCCTCTGCGCCCTCTTTCTCCAGCTCGCTCTTGAGGATTGTGGTGGTGTCTTCCAGCAGGTACAGAACATCGTCCACGTACTCGCACCAGAAGTATTCAGCACGGCGAACCATGTCCTCTTTGACCCAGCCTTGACCATCATCCACCCAGTTCGACGGATCGACGCCGGGGTGATCCTCTCGGGCTTGGTCCTTGGAGATGTCCTCGAACACAAACCCCCAACGAGCATCAGAGCGGTCAGGCTCTTTCGCGGCGGGATCGATGAACACCAGAAACGGGTTCATGATCGGCTTGATGCGGATCACCTGATTGAACGAGTTGTAATCCTCGTACTCGGTCACCACGCGCCAATACCCCTCACCACCATAGATCGCATGCTCAGCGGCGGTGTCGTGTGCGGTGTCCGCCGAACTCTCGGACTGAATGGCACGGAGCATCCCACCGAGAATCTTCGCGGTCTCGATGTCGGCGTGGTCATCCACCGGCAGGACCTTCGCGCTCGGGCGGTTCTGGCGGATGTTGTTGATGATCTGGTTGCAGTGTTGAGCCGTGACGTTCACCGTGAGACACGGCTTCTTGTTCACGTTCGCACGGTCGCGGTAAATCTCAGCCGGCCATTGCCACCCGTTGTCAGAGTCCCCCATCACAAAGCGGGTGTCTTCAATCGCCAACAGACGCGGGTTGTCGTAAAAGTCCTTGGCCCGCTGATAGCGAATGCGCGCCAGCTCAACAACGCTGTTCGTCGCCTCGCCTTCCTCTTTGGTCAGGCTGGACTTGCGCTTAGCCACGGATCATCCCGTCAACTGCATGCACCACACCAGTCACGCGAGGGCGGAAGGAAGGCGCACGGGCCATCAGCACGGGCTTGTTCTGCGTCTTCATGAAGCCGAACCGGTGATACCAGGCGATCAACTTGTGCTCATCAAGCTCACGGATGAGCGATGGCCGAATCATCTGCTCGCACTTTGAATAGTCAGTGCCATATGGGCGCGGCTGAAGAATCAGCACGATCCCTTGCACGTCGGCTTCATCGCACACGGCCTGCATCAGTTCGGTGCCGTAGCCTTGCTTTCGGTGTTCCTCGTCGGTCCAGACGCTGACAACCTCGCGCACCCGCTCCATGTCCGAAGGGAGGTCGGGGTTCTGCACCACGCGGCAGCTTGCATGCTCGTTCTTCCAGTCTGTTTTCATTACGATCCCATCCAGGATTGGGTGCCGTGGTATTGGTGGTTTGCGGACTTCTTCTCCCGCTTGGCGCGAGGCGAAACCGTCCACGTCATCGCCAGCGCATCACCCAGATCGGGAGAGGCGAGGCCACGACGCTTCATGTCTTCTTTCTTCTCCAGCCAGAGCTGCTGGGTCGGCGTAAACCCGTACTCAGGGCCGATCAAGTCAGCCTTGAGCAATTCGTCCTTTGGCAGATCGATGCGCTCACGCAGTGCGTTGCGCATGAGGCCCCACACCTCAACCCGCTTGTTGCGGTAGGTGTCTTTGTCCTTCGGGGTCTCTCCACCGTTGAAGCCGAAAACCTCGTACTTCAACTGCCTGAGCCGATCCACAACACCAGAGCCGATGCCGGTTTCGTCAATGACAACCGCGTCGGGCTGCCATGTGTCAATCTCTTCGGCGATCTTGTCTGCCGTCTTCATCAGGTCCATGCCGCGCCATGAGATGAACGGGTGAACCTTTCGCCCTTGGCGCTTGCAGATCACGCTCTGGTCGTCGCCGAACCGAGCAATGTCCGAAGCCAGAATCTTGGGCAGCGCACCATATCCATCAGCCTCATAAGCGAGACACGCATCAACGTCGCCACCAGCAATGAACTGGTTGTCCGACTGGCTTGGAAACTCGCCAAGCACGCGAATCTTCACAAAGTCGCTGTCAATGCCGTAGTCCTCGATCCATGCGGCGATCTGCTCCGGGCTTGCCTGCTTGGCTGTTCGGCTGTCAACCTGCTGAGTCGTCCAACGGTGGCGAAACCTGCCCCAGCACTCCCGAAACCTGCCGGTGTTGCGCGTCGGGTTGCCGAATGCCGCCCACTTGGCATTTGCCGTGGTCATGGAGCCTTCAACCACATCCCAGATCACATCGGGGATCGCGGAAGCCTCATCGAACACGTTGAGAACGTAGTCTTCGTGCGTGCCAGCGAAGGCTTCGGAGTTGTTCTCAGTCCATGGAATCGCAGAGGCGAACCACGTATCAGGCGACTCGTTCAGGAAGAACCGCGTTGCCGTGTGCGTGAACCACTTGCCATTCACCGCCCGCTGGTTCCACTTCGCCAACTCGCGCCAGGTCTTGCTGTCGAGCTGGTTCTTTGTGTTCGCCGTCACCACAACCTGCGGGTGCGGGCGGGTCGCCATGTACCAGTGAATCAGCCAACTCGTGAGCGCTGTCTTCCCAACACCATGCCCAGACGCAACGGCAATCCGCTGATCTGTGACGATGGAATTGAGGGCTTTTTCCTGCCAGACATCTGGCTCAGCCCTGAGAATGCAGCGAACGTAATCGGCTGGGCGGTCTACGAACTCAAGTACCGCTTGTGCGTCGTTCATGGAATGCGCGAACAACATCAGCCACCGAATCGCCCTCTTCCCCGCCTTGGTCGATCTGGATCGCCGACAGGTCGGGAAGGCTTTTACGCAAAAGGATTTCGATTGCCTTCAGGCGGCTCATGGAGATTTCCGAGCCATCGTTAAGTGCGTGATCCTGCAAGACATTCAGCAATTGACTTGCCTGAATCTTTCGGCGCACATCTTCCTGGTGCAACCTACCCATTGGGCGACCGGCCATAAGCCCTCCTGCTTGTCACTCGACCACATGGCCGGACTCCGGAACTGCCGGATCAGTGTTGTGTTAGCCGCTGCTAACTTGTTGAAGGATGTCCGCCATTCGACTACCCGAGGGCTGGCGGAAGCGTTCGCTGCGGCCCTAACCCGCGTAGCTGCGGTGAAGGAGACGCCGTAGGGCTGGCGGTGGTGATGAATCCAGACGGTTTGCTATGGAATCGCCCGGCTTGAGCCTAGGAGCCGCCGGGTGCCATCCACAAGATCACCCTTGCGGGGTAATGAGCCGCCTGAAAGGGGGTGCAGGGCGAGCGGCCTTGGGACACTTGGTCTTGCTGGTATGAAGCTGCTGCCCTGCGAAAAAGGAAAGCCCCGAGGATTTCTCCCCGAGGCTTGCAACGTTGACACCCCTGCCAGCGTTGGTAACTGTGATTCTGCCAGATCAGTAACTTAGTTACAAGATTAGGGATTAGAGACACCCCGTCAGACTTTGACCTACCTTACGGACTGAGATCAAAGTGACGGGGTAACGCTCACAGCAAAAGCTGCGGTGTCCGGCTCCATGCCTTATTTATCCAGCACCCGTATCGTGGGTCAGTCGCCTACGGCTCGCGCCGCGTCATTTGCCTGTTCGCTGGTTTATCCCTTGCCTGTGAGTTAGCTCGGGCCGCCGGGGTGTCAGTAGCGGATTCGGTTTTCTTCCAGCCAGCCCCGAACGTGGGCCGCATAGTCTTATGGCGTGGAGTGCCAGAAAAGAAAAAAGCCACCCGGATTTCTCAGGGTGGCGATGTCGATTCGAGTGCTATCTGTGCGCTGCGTCCGCTGGCGGCTACCCCTCCAAACGGATCGGCTTATCGCGTGTATTCACTTCAAGCGGGCCGATCTTGCCATAGGTTTTGTTTCAGCGCAAGGGGTTTTTGAACAGTCATGTGGCGCGGGAGTTGGCGGCCAGCTGTCGTGTTGCAGCGTCGAGCACCCTTTGCATCCGACTTTCCGTCACTCCGTTGAAGACTTCCAGTCCAGTCAAAAATAGCTCCAACTTGCCTTCCTTGTAGGCGATCCACTTCTGCCGAGCCTTTGAGCGCTTGCGAATCGTCCGAATACCTGCCATCACACTCTCCTGTTGATCAACATGCACCGGCCATCGTGCAACAACTGAGCCAGCCCTTCACGGGTCAATCCGTGCTTTCGACGGAATGGAATCTCCCCACCCCTGTAGACGTAGGCCCAGCGCAAAACTGTAGCGTGAAGTTTGGGCAGGTTCGCCACGGCTTTCTCAATCTCATGGCCGTCCAGCACGTCACAATCCGGCCTGAACTCTGGCGCGTGCCATTGCCTGCCGTTGGATTTCCCCAACTTCCAGATCGGCGAAACCCAGCCTGGCAGCTTGACTGCGACGTACCTGCTCCAGTTCTCAAGGCGGGCGTCGATTGCGCGCTGATCGTCGGGCACGTAGTGGAAATCCGGGTTTTTTGTCATTCGGCTCAGGCTTTGATGTAACGAACCACGCGGGTGTTGCCGAAGCCGACGCCTTCAACCACATAGCCGCCGCCCACGTAGTCACCACGCAGAATCCATGCCTTGTCACGGGCCGCGCTGCGGGTCTCGAACAAGCCGCCCTTGCGCCATTTGTGCTTTCGGGAAAGCCGCCATTCAACGCGCCACTGTGTCTTCAGGTTCTTGCTCATGTCAGGCTCCTAGGTTGGGAATCGAATATCAGGAATCGGCCCACTTGGAGCGATTGACGCCAGCGTCAAAAACCGCCCTCAAAGTGCTTTCAAATGGCGTGCCGATGTAGTGCTCAAACTGGTGCAGTGCGGCGGCCTTGCCAAACTCGTCATTGCCATCAGCGCACTTTCTTGGCTTCGGCGTTGGCGGCAGATCAGTCAACTCAACAACGAACGGCCTTCCACGTTCTCTGCCGTCTCGGTCGATGGCGTAGTTCTTTGTGAACCATTGGCGTTCTTGCTCGGCTGTCTCCGCGCTCCAGTAAAGCAATGGCCGTGGATCGTTGGGCCAACACAGGGCATAGGCTTTCATGTCAGGCTCCTTTGGTTAATCGGTTCTCTCGGCTTGCAATGCCTTGAGCTTGGTTTTGTAAAAATCCTTCACGGCCACCAACTCTTCGCGCGTCCAGCGGTGTACTCGGTTGTCAGATTCAAGGGTTTCAACCCGCTCCAGCCCAATGCGCTGAATGAGGCCGATTCGGTAGTCCACCGCGCGGCCTGCCCCATGCCTGTTACATACGACAAGTTGCCGATGGGCGTTGTCCTCGTTGAACCGAAGGTGTGAAGCGCTGCCTGTTGAGCGGTAGTGCCCGCAATCCCACCCGTGCCCCGCGCCATAGTCCCCAACAGCGAACCGACCGCAACAGATACAAGGCTGTGCTTCATCCCGAGCCCTTATGAATTTGTTGAATTCCACCTGCGCTTCAGCTATCAGTTGTGGAATCGTCTTGAGCGCCTGCTTGCGTGCTCTGGTGGTGGCGATCTCGGCTTTCTTCTCAGCCTTGACCAACCTGCCGGCGCACAACCTTCCACACACGGTTTGCGTCGTGCTCCACGGCCTGAAGAACTTTTCGCATTGGCGGCATTGCTTGAGTTCGGCGGGCTTCATGCTGCGGCCCTTGCAGGCTCACGCCGGCACGTCAGAATCTCGCCCGTCTCAAGGTCTACCGTGCGCTCTGTGAACACGACGCCAGCGTCAGCTCCGAAGGCGTACAGCCATTCAATGAACGCCGAACCCAGCCGAACAGTGAAGCGGCGGGTTTGCACTCCAAGCACCACAACCCGCTGGCCGTCCAAGCTGGGGCGCATGTCCATGGTGCCGAACTTCTTCCAGTCGTCAGCCATGTCCACCAGCGTGTCAGCCTTGAACTGATCCACCAGCAGGCGCTTCATGGTGTCGTCGTCCAGCGTTCGGCCATTGACCGGAACCTGTGCGGCGATCTCGGAAATCATGGCGTGGTACTTTTCTTCCTGATCGCGGCTTTTCTCGGGATCGCAGATGCGCACCGCAACCCGGTTGCCGGCCATGGTCAGGGCCTTCAGGGTTTTCCAGATCGCACCATTGACGATCTTGTGAGCGTCAATAGGGTTGGCCGGAATGTTGAACGTCTGGCTTTTCATGCAGCCACCTTCTCGTGCCACGCCTTTACCTTGGCGTGCGCTTCCTGAACATCACCACCAATCGCCAGCGTGAGCACGCGCTTGTATTCCGCAGTCAGTCGACCGATCTGCATGCAGCGGTGAAACTCCGGGCCTTGTGCAACAGCGCGTACTTTGCATTCGGGGCAGTTGGCTTGGTACAGGCCGGTCATGGGGTTGCGCTCGGCTTCGGCGCAGGTTTGGCAGGTCACGCCGCTCTCCGTTCCTGAGTACGCATCAGCCGTGCAGCCGGTGAACAGCGCTCACGGGAAACGGGTTGTTTGCCGTTGGGCCGTCAAGCTGCGGAATGGTTGGCGGCGCTTGCAGAAAATCACTGCGCTCTGCCCCCGTGGCCTTGATGTACTCCACTTCGACGCGGGCGGTGTCCACCAGCACACCGGCTACCTGCGCAATGGCTTTAGCTCGATCAGGCTCCATGGGGTTGTCTCGATCACGCAGGCTTGTCAGGGTGGCCATCAGTTGCTGGCGAAGGTCGGTAATGTGTGGCTGGCTCATGCGGTTTGCTCCTGTGATTCACGAACGATTCGATTGACTTGACGTTGAATGGCACCCTTGAGTTGCGACAACTTGCCCAGCTCCGGCGACTTGTTTCGGGGGTGGTTTTTGACCACGCATTCACGGCGGGTGATGCACTCCAGCCGATCCAGCGTGATTTCTTCGCGCACGGCAGTCTTTAAGCCTTGCTTAAGCACTACGATGCTTCCCTTGGGCGTCGGGCCGTTGGCGGCTTCCCACACAAGGCGGTGAACCGTTTTCCAGTCCACGTTCTTGTCTCCGGTGTCGGACACCTTGCGGGCCAGGTTGCCGTCCTTGTTCAGCCGCTCGGCTCCGACAGGCTTCCATGTGTGCGGCTTGTGGCCGGGAGTGAATCGAGTTGCGCTGTCGCCGTTCACGCCCTTCTTGCCGGCGTTCCATGGCTTGTGGCCCTTAGGGAAGTTGGAGCGCTTGCCGTCTCGGGTGAGCCCTTCACGAATCCGGCTCGATTGCTCGGACGCATGGAACTCGGGGCTCTTTTTCAGCCCAAGGCTGTGAACCTTGTTGCGCACAGAGCGCAGGCCACGGCCCAACTGCTGGGCCACTCGCTCAGTCAGCATGTCGGGATAAATCCTTCGAAGCTCTTCAACTTCGGAATCTGTCCATGGGCGCTTCATACCGCACCCCTTGAAACCAACGGCGGAATCTTGATCAGCCCACGCGCCACACCGAAGAAGATTTCGTCATTACTCAGCGGCGTTTCAGCAGGTGCCGGGCGGCGCATGCCAATGCCGCTGGGGTTGCTCTTGCGCGTAGCGGCTCGGACTATGCGGCGCTCAAAGCACCATTTTTCGATGGCGTAGCTCATGCCGTTTCCCCTTGCTTGGTGGGAACGTCGAGCGATCCGTACCGCGTCATGGCGCCTTTGACGCCGCCCAATTCCTTGCGGGCTTCTTTGCGGCGCTGAATCGCAAGGTGCGCGGCGTAGCAGTGCGGACATTCCTCGGCCTCCTGCACGCCAACATCAGTCCAAACGGTGTGGGTCTCGCAGTAGTAGCCGCTATCGCAGATTTCTGGCTGATACCAATGCCAAAGGTGAACCCCTTTTTCTCGATTCTTTGAGTCCACTTCAGGCATGTAGGTCTGCCAGCCGTTTTCATCAACGGCCAAGCGATCACCTTTCACGCCGGGGCACTTGTCCAGGTTGTCAGCAATCTGGACTCGCAGGGCTTTGATTTCTCTGGTCAGGCGTGAGTAACCTGCGACAAGCTTTTGCGCGGTATCTGCCTTCATACCGGCTCTCCCATCTCCACCACAGGAAGAGCGATCAGATCAACGCTGGACGCCACTCCAATGACGGTGACGTTTTCAACTTTCGGCAACGTGTATGCGCGCTGCGCGATCAAGTCAGCCAGCATGGGTACGGGCTCTTTGTGATTGACTTCGAGGGTAATCAGGGTTTTCATGCGATTTCTCCACGGGTTGCGAGAGCGTCCTTCGCCATCTTCAAAACGGTCGGCGTGACACGTTCACAGGCGACATGACGGGCGACGATCTTTCGCGCCCACTCCAGCCGGTCAACGGGCTTGGTTGACAACACCTTGGCCTTGAGTTCGCCCAACTTCGATAGCTCGGCCATGACGCGCGCCGGGTCTGCTTTCGGCTCGGGCAACTGCGGCACTTCAGGCGCTGGCGCTTGCCGGCAGAGGTGTTTGAACTCGATCACGTTCGGGCAGCGCGTCGGCAGGTTTTCCAGCGCCCACGCCAGCCGGTGCAAGCTTTGCGAGAACGGCGAGAGCTCGTGCGCCCATGAGCTTTTCACGTCGACCATGGGCACGTCCTGCCATTGGCGGGTCCACTGAGCTCCGTAGGTGGCGGCCATTCGTTCAAACAAGCGGTCAACGGCTTTGATGGGCAAGCTCATGCTGCGATTCCTAGCGTGGTGGGGTTGATGTCGATCACGTCACCGGCAGCGGGCCATGGCCGTCCGGTGGTTTCTTCCCAGCGTCGACGGCGTGCGAGCTCGTCCTGCTGGGCAAACGTGAGGGCTTGAGGGGGCTTACGCTGGCCGGCAATCTGCTGGCAAACCGCCTTGAGGTAGGCGGCTGGATCGGCTGGACGCTCCACCACCGCAGCGCGGACGGCTTCGATCACCGTCTCCGAGTCGTAATCCTTGACCAGCTTTCCAACAAAGGTGCCGCACTGCTTGGCAGCCATGCCCGACTGCTCCAGCAGGCTCTTGCCGGCTGACCAAAGTTCGTCCTTGGTGAGCTCGTCGACGGTTTTGGCAGGCGGCGAGCCGCCCGAAGCGTTAGCTTCGGAAGAATCAGGAATCTGTGAATCAGTGAATCCGGAATCAGCAAGATTTCCACCGTCCTGCTTTGGTGGTTCTTTGGTGTCTAACGGTTGTTTAACCGTTAAGTCACCGTTAGGCGCTGGAATGTTCGAGGCTTTCTCGGTGTGATGTGGGTTCTGGTGCTTCGTCCAGTTGGTGATCTGCACGTATGCAACACCGTTAACCGAGTACCTTTGGATGAAGCCGGACTTGTCCAGCGCGGCCAGCATGGACTCAACATCCACGTTGTCAGCCGGGAACACGTTGATCTTGATTTTCTTCGGGCGGTCTTCCAGGCGGCCATCGCGGTCGGCAATGGTCCATAGGCCGGCGAACAGGAGGCGCGTGCCGAAGTCGAGCTCAACCAAATCTTCATTGGTGAAGAAGCCCGGCTTGATGTTGCGGGAGCGGGCCATCAGGCTACCGCCCATCTGCCGACCTTTAGGTGGCGTTGCTTTGCCCCGCTGTCTCGGTTAACAAGCGGGCTGCATCCAGAATAGGTGCGCCACCCAACATCTCCAGTTGAATACCTTCGGTGGCACTGTCTGACAAGGTTTTCAACAGCCCCGAAGTCCTGACAACAAAACCACTCGGTGCCTTTGAACGCCGTGAAAAGGCGCGCCACTCGACAAAGCAAATCCCTTTCTGCTCGAAAGGCCCCGACATCGATTCTCGGAGAGCAAACATAACGCAACTGCTTGGCACTGTGCGTCTGTTTCAAAGTCCGCCAACGAGTCCTAGGAGATGATGTGCTGCCAATTTTGACGACGCCATCAGCAAACTGAACCGCATACAAGCACGCGCTTCGCATCTTGTTCGCCTCAGGCCGGGACTGCGACAGGCTTGCGCTTGGACGATTCCTGAGTAAACCACTCAGGTTTTCGCTCCTTGAGTTGGTACACCCGAAGAGGTGGAACGGTATCGCCCCAGCCTTGGATCGCCTGGCGCTTCACGCCAAGGATGCGAGCAAGCTCTGAGCCGGAGCCAGCGAGTTTGATGGCAGTGGATTTTTTCATATGCCGATGATCGCATAAAACTGGCTTGCGGTGCAATAACCCTTGCTTTTAGTCGGGCATCGTAAGTTTTGCTTGCGGCAATCTTCGCGCCGCTCTACAGTCTCTCCATGCACTTCAACCCGACGTGCTAGCAGGAGAGTAAACATGACGAACCCAACCATCCCTGGAATTGAGGCATGTGAGCTGAGTGGCGCTGCTGCTGAAGCCGTGATCCGAAACGCCAAGCGTGGCGAAGTCGTGGAACTCTCTCTTGTTCCCATGGAAGACGATGAGTTCCGCGCCAAGCTGGTGAGGGCTGGCCTTGCACAAGGCCCCAGCGCCCGCTCCACGATGCGTGCTGAACTCAAAGACTGATCCCACCTCAACCATTCTGGAAATCTCATGAAACGCAATCTCATCACCATCGCTCTGTTCGCCGCTCTGTCCACGTCTGCCATGGCGACTGGCCTGAACTTTGGCAACACCACCAACAACGACAACTCCGTCACCAACAAAGGCGGCGAAGGTGGCAAGGGTGGTTCTGCCATCGCTGGCGCAGTTGCAGGGGCAGCCGCAGGAGCAAAGGCTTCAGTGAACAGCAAGAACACGGCCAGCGCATCCTCTGGTGGCAACACGCAGTCTGTCTCTGTGCAAGGTGATGCTGCATCGCGTATGCCGGCCTCCACTGCCTACTCTGCCGCTCTGGCTGCATCGAACGGGACGTGCCTCGGTTCGGCATCTGGTGGCATTCAGGGCATGGGCGCAGGGGTTTCGTTCGGCTCCACGAAGCTGGACACCGGCTGCGACACCCGCTATGACGTGCAAACCCTTCAGTCGATGGGCCTGCACACCGCCGCCGTGGCCCGTGCTTGCCAGAAGCCTGAACTGGCAGAGGCCATGGGGTCGCTGTGCCCGAGCAAGACCGCTCAGACCGAGTCTGCACCTGTCGCTGGCTACACCGGAAACGATCCCATCGTGAAGGCGCGGCTGGGTCTGGCGAATTAATTTAACCATCGCTTCCCACCCCGGGGAGCAACCAGGAGCAGAGAGTGGCAAACGTACAAATCAAGCACCGCTACACCGACGCAGTGCTCTTCGAGTGTGAAGTGCCGGATGAAGTCGAGATCGGTTTGCGCACACGGCATGCGCTGGAGAAAGCCACGGCGGCTCGTGCCGACCTGCGCGATGCCAACCTGAGCGGTGCCGACCTGAGCGGTGCCTACCTGCGCGATGCCGACCTGAGCGGTGCCGACCTGAGCGGTGCCTACCTGCGCGATGCCTACCTGCGCGATGCCAACCTGAGCGGTGCCTACCTGCGCGATGCCGACCTGAGCGGTGCCTACCTGCGCGATGCCAACCTGAGCGGTGCCGACCTGAGCGGTGCCGACCTGCGCGATGCCAACCTGAGCGGTGCCAACCTGAGCGGTGCCAACCTGAGCGGTGCCTACCTGAGCGGTGCCTACCTGCGCGATGCCAACCTGAGCGGTGCCTACCTGAGCGGTGCCAAGGTCAAAAATCTGGCTCTCGTTGGCGAACGGCCCTTCATGTCCATCGGACCGATTGGCTCCTGTATGCGCACGGTGTTTGCGTGGCTCACGGAAGACGGGCTGCGTATCGAAGCTGGCTGCTTCTTCGGCACTCGTGATGAGTTCGTTGAACAGCTTGGCGACACCCACGGCGAGAACGAGCACGCACAGGAATACACCGCAGCGCTGGTTCTTTTCGACAAGCACGCCGAACTGTGGACGCCTGCTGTTGTTGAGCAAAAGGTGTCCGCATGACCCCCCGTCAACCATGGGCCGCATGGCCCGCTCACCCCGCAGAAGTTGAAGCCGTTGAACTTCCATTCGATGCTGGCTGGGCACTTTGGGACAAAGCAAAGCAAGAGCAGGACAGCGGCTTTATGTCGCTGGAGCCGATCAAGCCAGCGGTGAGTGAGCGCAGTGTGATGCGGGCGGAGTCGCGAGCATGAGCCGCTATCCACTCATTCACGTTCACAGCAGTGGCTACAAGTGCGTCGGCTCGATTGAAGCTGACAGCCTGTTCGATGCCTGCAAGCAGCACGTTGACACATGGGCCGGGAAACGCAGCGCTCCATTCGCTCTGGTGATGCGCCTTCCAACTGGTGGCCGTCACAGCGTGTTTGCCAGCGAAATGGTGGTGAAGACCTTGGGAGCCCAGCCATGACCTTCCACTACGACTGCGATCTCCGCGAGCGCCCCTACACCCGAGAAGAGGAATACGCCATGGCTGTCCTTGAACGAGCCGAACTTGAGCGCGAGAACTACGAACGTTTGCTTGGTGAAGCAGGAGCCGCGATCCGTGCGATTCCGTTTGACCTTGTGGACGGCAACACGATTTCAACCCTGCTTTCAGTGATTGCAGCAAAGGCTTATCAGGCACAACTGCCTGAGATTGCTGAATCGCTGGAAGTGCTTGCTTGCGAAGTGGAGGACCTATGAACACGACGAAATCAGAAGGCTTGCTCAGCGCCCAGCGAATCCTGCGCAATGTGCCGGTGATGCGCCGCACAGAGCCCAGCACGCACCTGTATGCCGGGAAAAAGTACGTGCCGTCCGACAAGATGGATGTGCGCGTTCCTGTGGCTCAGTTCAATCGGGGGCGGGTATGAGCACCAAACCGGAAAAGTGCGTGACGTGCAACCGCGATCCGAAGCGCATGAACAGCGAAATCGCGGAATGCAGCCACCCCGATTGCACGCACCGCCGCAAGGCTTGGAGCGACCGCGAGCGGCCAGTTTTCAAAGGCCCATGGCCCAAGAACATCGACGCTGATCCGCAACCTTTGGACAAGGTGCTCACATGACCGCGCCTGCACTTGGTTGCAATTACGAAGCCCCTACTTTCGGTGCGCACTATCCCGATGGAACGTGCATCGATGGGTTCATGTGGGACTTGGACAGCGGTGACGGCGACGGCCTATCCAGTGGGGGCGATGAGCCGTGCCCGTGGTGCAACACCGTCGAGTTCATTGAGCACCACGACTACCCATTCACCGGCAACGCTCGACAGCGCCGCGTTGCCCGTCGCCAAACCATCAAAAGAGTTCGCGCATGGGCAGAAGCGCGATCCACGTTCAAGCCATGACCCACGACAAACCAGACGTGATCGTTATGCGTGCTTGCGCGCTCGCATTCATCGCCATGATTTTGATTGCCTGTGGTGGTGGAGATGAACAACCGACTGAGCGGCCTGTCCTGCTTCCTGGCGGTGGACAGGTGAAGGAATCCAAATGAAATACACATACAAAAAACTGGCGGTTGACATCCTTGAGCCGGGCGAAAGCCCGAACAACAAGTACTGCCCGAACTTGTGCGAAGAAGATGCGTTCAAGAGCTACGAGAAAAGTGGATTTGTAGTTGTCGGTGAAGCCACGGTGACGGTTGAGTACTTCGACGACGCGACGATTCACAAAAGCCAGTTGACGGCAATCAACGCTGAACTTCAGGCCGTGCGCGCTGACAACCAAAAGCGCGAAAACGAAGTGCTCGACAAGCTGAGCAAGTTGCAGGCGCTCACCTACGTGGAGCCAGCATGACCCGCACAACAAAAGAGCAGCTCATCGAATTCGCTGGAGATGAGCCGGAAGAGCGCGCTGCGATTGCGCCGTGGGAAGAGCGCGTGAAGCCAGCCTACCCATATTTCGACCCATACAAGTGGAACTGCTTCGGCACCGTCGAGACAGCCATGAAGGCTGAGATTGACGAACTTCGCGCAGCACTCGCCGCCAAGGAATCGCCATGAACTTCCCGACCAACCGCGTACAGCCCGAGCAGATCGGCGAAGAGCCCACCGACTTCGGAGGATTCACTTCCGCCAGCATTGAAGACGAAACCCCCGTGAGCTTCACGACCTACCTGCTGGCTTCCATTGCTTTCATTCTCGCCGCTGTGGTGCTTGGCTTCTCGGTCGGGTACTGGCTTCACCTTCTTTAAGGGACTGACATGAACACCCCAAACATTGGATCACTGCACAAACGCATCACGGCAGTCGGAAGCCGCGTTACCTGCGACCCGCCGCCCCAAGACACCGACCAGGATTGGCTGGTGCTGGTTGACGAAAAGGACTTTGATGGTTTTGCGAAATCACTCATTGAGCAGGGCTGGGCTGTCGGCGGCTCCCTGATTCCGAATGACGCGAACTACCTGCCGCCCAACCAGCGATTCAACAGCTTCACGCTTGGCGTGGACAACGTGATCGCCACGGCGAGCAAAGAGTTTCACGACCGCTTTCTATCCGCCAGCGCAATGGCGAAGCGTCTCAACCTGCTTAAGAAAGAGGACCGGATCGCGCTCTTTCAGTCAGTTCTGTACGCGACCGTCTGCGACCAAGCATTCATTGAATCAACCCCACTCAACGACCCATTTCTGGAGGCAGCATGAAAGTCTATCAAGCCATCAACAAGGTGCAGTCCGCTTTGTCGAAAACCGGCATCAGCAAGGACCGCACGAACACCCAAGGCAGCGGATACAAGTTCCGTGGCATTGATGACGTGTACAACGCCGTCGCCCCGCTGCTGGCCGAGCATGGGCTTTGCATCCTGCCGCGTGTTCTGGCCCGATCCTGCGAAGAGCGCACCAGCAAGAACGGCGGCGCTCTGTTCTACGTGACCGTTGAGGCTGAGTTTGATTTCGTGGCCGCAGAGGATGGAAGCAAGCACACGGTAAAGACGTTCGGCGAAGCCATGGACAGCGGCGACAAGGCCACCAACAAAGCCATGAGCGCCGCCTACAAGTACGCAGCGTTTCAGGCTTTCAGCATTCCCACCGAAGGGGACAACGACGCCGACGCTCACACGCATGACGTGGCACCCACGATGCCAGAGCACATGCTGGCCGACTGGCTTACCTACATCGGCGATTCGTCCAACGTGGGCGAACTCAAGGACCGAGCAGCCGAGGCAGAAGCCGCCGCTGCCGCCGATCCTTCCGCCCTTTCAAAGATTCGTGCCGCCGTGGCCACCAAGGTTGCGAAGGCGAAGAAAACCCCCTCACTGGCGAGCCAAGCATGAACCTCTATCTCGACATCGAAACCATTCCCGCCCAACGCCCTGACGTGCTGGAGGAAATCCGCGCCAGCAAGCAATCCGAGCTGGACACCGCGCTGGCCGCTATCACGCCTCCGGGCAACTACAAGAAACAGGAAACCATCGACGAGTGGATGGCGACTGAGGCCCCGAAGATCGCAGCCAAGATGCGCGGCGCATTTGATGCGGAAGTGGACGACGCCTACCGTAAGACCAGCTTTGACGGCGGGTTTGGTCAGGTGTGCGTGATTGGGTACGCCTTGAATGACGACGAACCGCATCACATTCGGGCCATTGACCTGACCAGCATTGCTGAGCGCGACCTGTTGATGGCCTTCTCTGACTTCTTGAGCGAAAGCATCCCGCCCAGCGAAGTTCTTTCGACAACCGTGATCGGGCACAACGTCGCCGCCTTTGATCTGCGGTTTCTGGTGCAGCGCCACATCGTGCACGGGGTGCGCCCACACATGGTGATCGCCCGCGCCGCCCAAGCGAAGCCATGGGAGCAAGACCGCGTGTACGACACCCTGATTCAGTGGGCCGGCAACGGTGCCAAGGCTGGCGGCAGTCTGGACAAGCTGTGCCGCGCTCTGGCGATCCCTTCCCCCAAGGGCGCTATCGACGGCTCCAAGGTGTGGGACTTTGTGAAGGCCGGCGAAATCGAGCAAGTAGCCGAGTACTGCGCCAAAGACGTGGCTGCAAGCCGAACGCTCCACCGCCGCATGACGTTCGCCGCCTAACCCTTTATGGATCAGGCCAGCACCCCGGGGCGGCATGGTGGCCGCAAAGACGACATCCCCGTAACCGCTGGCCTGATCCGCCCTTAACTCTGGAGAGAAATATGAACGAACTGACCGCACACGATGTTTTGAAGCTCTTGATGGACCGCGCTCAATGGTGCCGCGAAAACGGTGAGTCGGACATGCGGAACATTCTCAACACGGGCCGAATGATCAAAGAAAAGCTCGCCGAAGGAAAGTCACGCGAAGAGATTCTTGCTTACCTCGCCGATGACGACGAAGAAGAAGACGCCGCCTGATCCTCCCTACAAGGAATTGAACCATGAGCAAACCGCATTTTTACTACGTGCGTCCCGGCGACGAAACGCCCGACGAACCTTCTTTTGGCCTGTATTGGGCTGACGATGAAGGAATTCCGCACGGCCCTTACTCAAGCCGCGAAGACGCTGAAATCGCTGCCGGCGCTTGGGCTCCTGATGATCGGGAGGACGCATGAGCAAAGCTGAACGGCTGGCCGCCAAGATCACCGAAGGGATCATGTTCGGCCATGACCACCCGAACCTCCAGCACGAACTGGACCGCATGAATGCCGCCGCCCACCTCCGCGCCCTCGACGCAAGCCACCAGAGGCTGAAGGAGGCGTTGGAGCGACTTGTTGACAACGTAGACGGCGGCGAGTTCGTCAGCCTGACACGCATTGCTGACGCCCGCGCCGCCCTCGAACAAGCAAAGGACCTGTCATGAGCGACATTGAATTGCCGGACCTGCCGCCACCACATCGGCACGGTGGCACCTACGAAAGCGCCCCCTTTACCTACTACACCGCCGAACAAATGCGCGCCTACGCCATTGCCGACCGCGAGAAGCGAGCACAGGCAGCGCAGGCGGCTATCGCAGAGCAGCCAGTCTACGCCTACGCGGTCCATTTCCCCGATCAGCAGCACGAGGAACTCGTGCACGACCTCGACGACGCGCTGGAGGACATGACGAACTACGAGCACGCAGTCACGAAGCTCTACGCCCTTCCTCCCAAGGAAGCCGAGCCAGCGCCGCAAGGGGTGCAGAACACCGTCGATGAGCGCGTGTTGAGGCGTATGGTGGACGCCTACGCCAAGTATCAATTGCCGTGTGATCGTGGCTATGCCCAGCAAGAAACCGGCATGCGTCTGGCCCTTGAGGCGGGCGGGTTTCTGGCGCCGGACTCTGAGATTTTGGATGCCCCCACAGAGGCCAGCAAGCCCGTGCAGGCCGAAGCGCCGAGCAACCGCCCTTCGCCAGAGTGGTATCGAAACAAGATCGCCGAGACGTTGGATGACGATTTCGTCATCGGCCCCGCCACCAAGCAGGCCGAAGCGCCGACAGCCAGCAATGAGCGGGAACTGCTGCGCCGTGCAAGATCGTATGTTTGGGACGCTTCAACGCGGTATTACGACGGCACCGATGGGGCCAGCACTCGAAAGAGCGCGATAACTTTGGTTGGGCAAATTGATGCCGCCCTCGCCACCCAGCAGGAAGCGC